AGCTAACGAAGAAGCTAACGAAGAAGCTAACGAAGAAGCTAACGAAGAAGCTAACGAAGAAGCTAACGAAGAAGCTAACGAAGAAGCTAACGAAGAAGCTAACGAAGAAGCTAACGAAGAAGCTAACGAAGAAGCTGAAGGTCTCCCAATTGTAACAAATGACTCCGAAGGAGGCAAAAAGAAACGCAAAACCCAAAAGAAGCGTAGAACCAGACGCAATCGCAAGAACAAGAGAAAGACTTCCAAAAAGTAAGTTTAGTAATTTTTCATATCTAATTTCATAAATAAGTTATGATATACAGCGTAACTTATGTATGTGTATAATATAAGAACATGCCCCAAAAAAGATATACCAGAAAGAATAAAAAACAACAAAAAGGAAAAAAACAGAAAAATACGACTTTCAAAAAAGGCGGGTCATCAAAAACCTTAGCGGAAATAGTAAAAGAAAAATTAGAAGCAAATGACTATAGATTGGTTCAGCAATTAATTGACTACCCAGATAGAAAATACGCTATTTTGATTGATTTCTGTAAAGATAACAAGTTAGTTGTGAATACAGAAGCATTTCTCTCGCATAGTTTTTTACCACCAGATGAAGGATATGAAACCTACAACCATAGTCTGACCATTCCGGAAGATTTTGAAAAAGGTAAAGCATTAGAAATCGTGGTTTTTGCGAATAAAGACGGTATTCAATACAATACTGTTGTTAAAGATAATAAATTTCAACCTCAAAATTGTAAACCTGAACGATTACCTGTTATTTATCGCGTTCCTGAAATAACTACGCCAGATATTGAAGCCAGTCGCGCCGAAATGAAAAATTTCAAAGACGAATTGGATTTATTAAAGAAAAAAATGCAAAAACCCGCTTTGCGTTCTCGCGAAGAAGGAGATATAGAGACCATTAGTCCAAACATAGATTTGAAGGAATTAGCCAGGAAGCAAAAAGAAGAAAAGAAAAAACAGCAAGAAGAAATAGACAGATTAGCACACGAAGCACGTATGAAAGCGGAAGAAGAAAAGAAAAAGCAAGAGGAAGAAGAAAAGAAAAAGCAAGAAGAAGACATAGACGATGATGAAGAATGGGCATTTGAAGAAATATCAGATGATGAAGCAGAAAAAGAACAAAACGAAGAAAACGAAAGAACACAATTATTCAACAAATATATTAGAGAAATTCAAATTATATCAGGCATATTACAATCCATGATGATGGCTGGTAAAGTGTCTTCTGATAAAACACATCGTGACAAATATACTCCAGCTCTTGGCCTATTAAAAACGAAATACGAAGCACTAATTGATATATTTAATAAAGATAACACACAAAACATACCAAAGAAGACAAAAAAGAAAATAATTGACGTGTTGACAAATAATCATCGCAGACTACAAGCATTAAGAAATTATGATAGAGCCGGCATTATATCAAAACTTAAATTTGAAAGTAATTTTATGGATAAAGTGCAAGATAGTTTGTCTATCATGAGTACCCTGAATACTTATTTTCAGACATTAGATGAATCACTCATGACGAATTTTGGTAATAAACCACATGTATCTTATGATTATACAAAATATGTAGATGGTGGTAAGAAAACACGTAAAAATCGTCGCAAAACCAAACAAAGAAAAACGAAAAAGCGTGTTTGAATACCCGATGATTAAAATTATTTGAAAACAAATTACTCACATAAAGTAATTTGTTTGTATATGTTATACTTGATTAATAAACAATGAGTAATACATTTGATAACGAAACGAAATCTAATTTAGAAAAAGAAATAGTTGACAAATTATTAGACCCAATTCAAAGCAAATATAATGAGCTAATTAAAAAGAAACAAGATGACGAACGTAAAGCATTAGAAGAATTGGCTAAAAAAGGAGAAGAAGATAGCGGTTTACCTGAGACTCCTGAAAGCCAAACATTACCTCCTGTTCCTGGTGATGAAACAGATGTTGAGAGTGCAACGGATATTGGAACCGAGACTGAAACAGATATTGGAGCGGATACTTGGACCGAGACTGGAACAGATATTGGAACAGAATTTGGAACCGAGGGAAAAACAGATCTAGAAGAAAGAACTGAATTAGACTCTGATGAAGAAGATGAAGGTGACGATATTTGGCGTGATGTAGAAGGAGAAGCAGCTACTAAAATACAAAAAGCTTGGCGTGAGAAAAAAAAGAGTGAACCTATTATTTCAACAGACGAAGAAATGGAAGAAACCCAGCCAGCAGACGAACTTGACCTATCAGTAGAGTTGCAGGAAAAACAAAAACCCGATACATCAAAATTAGATGCTACATTACAAACATTACTCAAGAAGGAAGAAGAAGAACAGAAAAAACTTGATTCAAAAATACAAGAAAATAAAAACGCAAATGCTCTCGCATCTATTCTTCCCTTGTTAGCTCAAAAACAAAATCTACAAAAAGACATTGCTGATGAAGAAACACAACGACAGAAAATAGAAAAAGTAGCAAAAAAGATGGAAAAAGAAATGGGTGCTAAGATTGAGAAAATAGATTCAAAAATACAAGAAAATCAAAACGTAGATAAACTGGTATCTATTCTTTCTTTATTGGCTCAACATCAAAATCTACAAAAAGAAATTGCTGGTGAAGATAAAGAAAGAACACAAATGGAAAAACAAACGAAGAAGGGACAACAAAAATTAGAGAAAGATATCCAATCCATTGATTCTCAAATCAATGAAAAAATCAATGTTCAGTCATTAGTGCCTATTCTTCAATTATTAGCGCAAAAACAGAAATTAGAACAAGATATTCACAGTGAAGAAAATAGAATAAAACAAATGGAAAAACAAACGAAGAAGGGACAACAAACATTAGAGAAAGCTATCAAATCCATTGATTCGCAAATCAATGAAAAGAGCAATGTGAAATCATTATTGTCTATTCTTCCATTATTGGCTCAAAAACAGAAATTAGAAGAAGATATTCAAGCAGAAACCAAACAAATAGAAGCACTTGCGAAACAACAAGAATCCAAACACAAGAAACTTAAAGAACAAATCGCGCAAATTGAAAAAGAAGAAGAACAACAAAAAGTCATTCAACAACTCCTTCCTATTTTGTCTTTATTGGTAGAACAACAAAAATTACATAACGAATTACACCCGAAAAAAGGGCTTGCTGAGATGGGCAAAGATTTACAAAAAATGTTCAGCAACGCAAAGGGTATGATTCCATCTGTTCCAAAAATGCCGAATATGTGTGATGTAGATGTATCGGGTTCCGCTTCTAAGGCACTATCTGGTCTTACCTCCTATTTAAGTGGTATTTATCAAGATTTGTTTGAACCATACAATGAAGAATTAGCGGTTCATCGTCCACCAGAAGAATTAGGTAACCTTGATAAAGAAGAAAGAGACAAATTCAAATATTTGGGTAAATTTACTATGGATATGGAAATCGGAGAACAACCTTTCAAACAAGTTGCTCATGTGTATTACAATTTCAAAGACAACCTTTTCCATACAGAAATGGAATTGGATGATATTTTGGCGTTGGATAAAGAAATGGAAAAACAAATTGGATTTGACCCATCGCAATATTCAAACGGTGCACTTGCTGTAATTGGTAAAAACCCCAAAATATTAGCTCGTGCTACTGGCAAAGACGACTCAGTATTTCAACAACAAATACAACAAACCAAGCAAACATTACAACAAGGTATAGTAAATCCTATGCCTATCCCCATAGCGGTTGCAACACCAATAGATGAGAAATGAACCATTGCGGTGTAAAAACAGTGAAATAAACAAAAATAACATTTTTTCATAAAAACAATTAAAAACTTTTTATGAAAACTATCAAATAACCAAACATAATCATGAAACCTGAACAACTTATTATGGCGCATATTGATTTACCTATAAGAATTATTGATAATATGGTTGAACCTATGCAAGAATATTTACATATATCTTTCACACCATGTGAGAAGTTACCCGAACGAACAGATTGTGATTTACAAACAGCTTTATCTGATAAAATACAAGAATATTTACAAGAACAAGACCAATTTGATGACCAGTTTCAAGAATCAGCACCGATTGAGCAAATAGAACAAGTATCAGAAGAGTTAGTACAAAATATAGAAGAAACGCAACAACAAGAAGTGGTTATAGAACAAGAACTGAGGGTAGATAATGCTTCTCCATACATAACTTTAGAAGAATTATCTAAAAAAAAGAGAGCTATACATCACAAACACTCTACATTTAAGAAGCGACCGCAAAATATACATAATATCACCGCGAAAAAGCGATTTAATTCATAGGATAAGGACGCTGATTTTTCTCCACAATCAGTGGTTCGGGGATGACCATAGGAAGACGGTCAATCATATTCAATGATTTTACGTCGTGAAACTTAGGTTGAACATGTTTTTTGGGGTTTACTAAATTGGTAGAACCAATTCCAAACAATTGTGATTCAATATCACATGCGTTGCTTGATAAATTTTCAGGAGCCATACGTCCCATTAATAAACCATCTCCAGCAAAATGATTAGTGGGAGCTTTTCCGGATTGCTCATAAGTCATATAATTTGATGCGTTTGTATAACTACGGATTTCGTGTTGATAATCACCAATAGAATTCTTATTTCTTGTTGATGCCATTATTTATATAGTGTATACATTTTATTTATATAAAATTCGGTTTTATATAAACACTAAATCAAGATTCCATTTAGTATGAAATATTATATAACAAATATGTATAATCATGAACTTTTTAATGCGTCCCAGACAAAACTTGAGAGCACAAGCTGCTGCTCGCCAAGCCGCTGTTGCTAAACAGGCTGCCGAGGCTAAGAAAAAGGCTGAGGAAGAAGCTAAGAAGAAGGCTGAGGAAGAAGCCAAGAAGAAGGCTGAGGAAGAAGCTAAGAAGAAGGCTGAAGCTGAGGCCAAGAAAAAGGCTGAAGCAGAGGCTAAGAAGAAGGCTGAAGCAGAGGCTAAGAAGAAGGCTGAAGCAGAGGCTAAGAAGAAGGCTGAAGCAGAGGCTAAGAAGAAGGCTGAAGCTGAGGCTAAGAAGAAGGCTGAAGCAGAGGCCAAGAAAAAGGCTGAAGAGGAAGCCAAGAAGAAGGCTGAAGCTGAGGCTAAGAAAAAGGCTGAAGAGGAAGCCAAGAAGAAGGCTGAAGCTGAGGCTAAGAAAAAGGCTGAAGAGGAAGCCAAGAAGAAGGCTGAGGAGAGTAAGGAAGAGAAGAAGGAAGCGTAATTTTATACTACTTAACCATACACCTTTTTGAATAAATTCACATAATATATGCTTGCTGTATCAAATAATCCATTAAGCATATATTCTCTATAACAAGGAATGAAAACATCTAAATAATCATAACTGCATAAAACTGCTAATCCAATTTCTGGATTAGTTGATAACATACATCCAGCAGCCTTTTCATATATTTGTTGAAACAAGGAATGGTCTTTTGTTTTTGCGTAAATACGGTCCAATGCGGAAGACATGGCTTGTTCATCATACTCCAACTCATCTCTACTTTCATCATCAATAGATGAATCAATGGATGGATAATTAGAATCATTCATGGAAAATACGCGTCGGATTTCATTACGATATTCGTTTGTATTGGTATACGATACTTGTTGAAAATCACTTTGTTCACAAAGCATATTAGTGTAAAATATATGAATTATTCTAAATACATTTTACATATTATAGTTTTACACAGTTGGACAAAATACCCAATCCAAATCTTCACATACCTTCTTCCAAATCATATCTTGCTCTAATTGCTTTTCTCGGTCTTTCATCATGGGAATATAAGGTAAATACTGTGTTTGGTCCAATAAGTTACATAATTGGTAAAGTGTATAAGTGTAATTGAAGAAATTCGTTCGGTTAGCAGGACAATGAACTGCCCATGGTTTTTGAATTTCAATAAATAATACACATAACGTTTCATGTAGTTCTTCATTCATCACAGGTGGTTTGATACCAAATAAGGAATTGATATATTGAATATGCTCAAAATACTTATTGAGACCTAACTTACGTAATATATCGCGCATTTTATTGTAGTTGAGAGTAGACATATCCTCAATACGCTCTTTTTTGATACGCGCCTTGATTGCATCAATAACCTCATCTGGAATTTGTGTTGTCTCTTTTGCTTGGAACTGGGACAAAATCTCCTTGAAATGATTCAAACGAATATATGCTGTATACGATACTTCATTGGGTGGGTCTTTATTGCTAGGTTTGGCACCCTCAACAATATATGTAATAAACTTCGCACATTCCGGATTATTACAAATTAATATACCTTCTTCGTCTTGGGGAATCATTTCACCCTTTGTACATATTTGACACACATCAGAAGCAATAATACAATCTTGCATATTATAATTATCATTGCTAACATTTTTCCAATAGTTCTGATAATATTTCTTTGATTGACTATATTTCATACTTTGTGGATTAGAAGCATCTTTTGTTTTTGACTTGATTTTAAAAAAAGAATTGATGACTTCCGAATGTTGACTGGGTGTTTCATTCGCTGAAATTTGCTTCTTTTGTTCAAAATAATCAAATATATATTTTGAATTGTCCAAATAGTAATCTTTCTTTTGTTGTTTCATGTTCTTGATTTTGTGTTGTATTTCATATATCTTATCACGTGTTTCCATATATTCCTCAATTTGACTTTTTTTCAATGAACGTATGTAATCTTTCAGTTCTTGTTTTTCTGTCATCAATTGTGGAATAACAATTTCTTCATTATGTTTAATTTCATTCATAATTTCCGTATGTTTTTCATCAATGGTATGCACCGATGTTTTGTTAACTTTTGATGAAGACATGTTTTGTATTTTTGAATGTATTTACAAAGGTGTTTTTATGTTAATTTAAACGTTATACAATAATCAAGAATCTTATGAATTCGTCCAAAATGATTTTATAATCCATTCCAATTATGTATATGTCGGATATTCAACAAAAAATTATTATAGAAAAGCCAAATAAGTTACAGTTGGATAAAAGTCAATTTCACAAAATGGTATTCATCATGAACGCATTAGAAAAAGGTTGGTCCATAAAAAAGCAAAACGACAAGTATGTTTTTACTAAGAAACATGAAAATAAACGTGAAATATTTGAAGAAAATTATTTAGAACAGTTTGTGGTGGACAATTCTATAGACAATTCTTTTTTGAACAAATAAAAAATATTTAGGTCCAGATATTTTTATTTTACAATTGTGATGTAAAATGGTTACAATTGTAAATTACAATGTTACAAATACTTATGGTAAGCAGTGTAAATTGTATTTTTTCCAAGTAAACTACAGTTGTGGTGTGTAACTGAGATATAATTTAGGAAAATGAAATGTCAATAATAAATTTTGAAATTAATGTGTTTTTTCGGAAATTATTTTCTTACATAATATTATATAATCCAAAATGGCTGGAGGACTTATGCAACTTGTCGCCTATGGCGCCCAAGACGTGTTCCTTACCGGAACCCCTGAGATCACTTTCTGGAAGGTGTCTTACAGACGCCACACCAACTTCGCGATGGAGTCCATCGAGCAGACCTTCTCTGGTCAAGCTGACTTCGGACGTCGCGTAACCTGCACCATCTCCCGTAATGGTGACCTTGCCTACCGCACCTACCTTCAGGTGACTCTTCCTGAGATCAACCAAGACATTGCCACCGGCAACGTCTATGCCCGCTGGTTGGACTTCGTTGGTGAGCAACTCATCGCCCAAGTGGAGATTGAGGTCGGAGGTCAACGCATTGACCGTCAATACGGTGACTGGATGCACATCTGGAACCAACTGACCCTCTCCAAGGAGCAACAAGCTGGTTACTACAAGATGATCGGTAACACCACCCAACTTACCTACATCACTGACCCCAACTTCGCCGCCGTGTCTGGCCCCTGCGCTTCCACCTCTGCCCCTTCCCAGGTGTGCGCTCCCCGCAATGCCCTTCCTGAGACCACCCTTTACGTGCCTCTTCAGTTCTGGTACTGCCGCAACCCTGGTCTTGCCCTTCCCCTCATTGCTCTGCAATACCACGAGGTGAAGATCAACATTGACTTCCGCCCCATTGGTGAGTGCCTCTGGGCCGTGTCTGCCCTTGACAGCACCTCCGGATCTTCCGTCTCTGTCTCTGCTGCCTACCAGCAATCTCTTGTTGCCGCCTCTCTGTACGTGGACTACATCTTCCTTGATACCGATGAGCGCCGCAAGATGGCCCAGAACCCCCACGAGTACCTCATCGAGCAAGTGCAATTCACTGGTGACGAGTCCGTCGGTTCTTCTTCCAACAAGATCAAGTTGAACTTCAACCACCCCTGTAAGGAGCTTGTGTGGGTTGTCCAACCTGATGCCAACGTGGACTACTGCTCCTCCCTTGAGGGTGGATCCACTCTTTACAAGACCCTTGGTGCTCAGCCATTCAACTACACTGACGCCATTGATGCTCTTCCCAACGCCATCCACGCCTTCGGTGGTGAGGCCTCCAACGCCACCGTCATCTCTGGTGGTGTGTTCGAGATGAGCAACGCCGCTGATGTCACCGCTATTGATGCTTCCGCCGGTGGATCTGGTCTCTCTGATGCCGGAACCTTCGTCCTTGCTGAGACTGCCCTTGACATGCACTGCTGGGGTGAGAACCCTGTCGTGACCGCCAAGCTTCAGCTTAACGGCCAAGACCGCTTCTCTGAGCGTGAGGGATCTTACTTTGATACCGTCCAACCCTACCAACACCACACCCGTGCCCCTGATGCTGGTATCAACGTGTACTCCTTCGCCCTTCGCCCTGAGGAGCACCAGCCATCTGGCAGCTGCAACTTCTCCCGCATTGACAACGCTGTCCTCCAGCTTGTCCTTTCTTCCAACACCGTGTCTGGAACCAACACCGCCAAGGTCAGAGTGTACGCTGTTAACTACAACGTGCTCCGCGTGATGTCCGGTATGGCTGGAATTGCGTACTCAAATTAAATTAGCGACACAATTAGGGGGACCAACATCTACTAAAAATTATCATCATTATTTAATTTAAAAATTTTTGAAAAATAATTAAAAATCATATAAATTAATTATTTTTGGTTATATTAATTAACATTCATCTTATCTTGTTTGGATTTTGCACGATATTCTGCTAACTCCTTTGCTCTTTTTTGTTTAAACTCTTCATCTCCATATTTTTCACGTAACGCCTGTCTCTGTTTTTGTTTTTTTAATCGCGCAATTTCTCGTAATTCTTCTGGTGTTTTTTTATTTTTATTCTTCACTATGCTATTATTAGTACCATTTCTTTCCTTTCGTTTTTGTTCCGTCTTTTTCTTTCTTAACGCATCAATCCCGATTTCTGCTATCTGTCGTTCTCTATATGTTTGTTGATTTATACGATTTTTTTCTTTTTTAATCTCATTTATTTTTTGTAAGTTGTGTTTATTATATATTTTGTTTAACTTATCCATAAATTTATCCAAATCATAACTTTTTTTCATAAAATTACACTCACCACAACAACTATTTACATTATTCAAAGTATACCCTTCATTATTATTAATCCGGTCTACACCGTTAACATGCCCATCTATTGTTTTCTTACCGCATATATAACAATCATTTTGTATTATTATATCAAATTCAGGTTTTGTTAATAAAAAATCCAATTGTTTTCTAAGCGCACGTTTCTGATAAGTAGTATAATTTGAACTTTTATGATCTGAAAATACGTCATAATAATAGTTACCTTTAATTTTTCCATTGTGAGTTAATATGTGTTCTATTCTTTTGAAAAATGGTTCTAATTCCAAACTCCCTTTCATAAAATTACACATAGTGCAACAACTTACGCAATTATCTAATATATAACCAATCGTAGAATCTTTGCGGTCAATACCATTAAAGCCTTTGTCCTGAATAATACCACAATAATAGCAAGGTTCCGAAATAATATTATTAAAATCATTAAAAGACAAATCAAAGTCTAACCGTTTGTCGCGTGCTGTTCTTGAATATACGTTGTATTGAAGTTGTTTAGAATTTTTCTTGTTTTCGTTATTGTCTACTACTTTCTCGGGATTATTCTCCCGCCATTGCTTCGCATTTTCCGCATTTTTCTTCAAATAGCCATCCATATCATTTTCTATCTGTCTTTGCCGATAATTCATAGTAGTCAATGCCACCTTTTCGTAATTATTTTCTTTCCATTCTTGTTTCTTTTCTTTGCGTTCTGGTTTTTGTTCTGCAATACGAGCAAGTGCGTTACGATGTTTCTTATCACGTTTTTCGTCTTGAAGTTTATTACGTTCACGACACATCGAACATGTCTTCGTAGAACCTTTCTCTCCTTCAAACATATCTTTTGATCGAGATTTACCACAAGAACCGCAAAATTGCTGCGTATCATCCAATTCCACTGAAGCATTACCTCCACGACGTTTTCTATCTCTCTCGCGTTCCTTTTCTAAGCACGATTCACATGACGATTTCGAATAATCATTATCCAATTGCGTTCTACAACCACGCACATAGTTCTTACACATCTTCTTTCCCAAAGCGTGTGTTTCATCAATAAATAGGTTGATTTGATGCTTCATACAATAATCATTTTCGTCACTTTTCTTGAATGTGCAATTGTCCGCTTTACATAATACTTTTGTTTCTTTTTGTTTTTCTTTACTTGATTTGCCTCTTTGCTTGCAGTTGTCACATGTTTTCACACCATCTATCAAGTAGTATTGTTTTTTGCATCCTGAACATTTGGTTAGATTGTTCAACATATCTTCTGTATAATCCTTCATATATTGATGAAATTTGCAGCATTTCGTATCTTGAATACCCTTATTACGACAGGGATTATCGTTTCTATCTTTTCCGATACACTTGGTTGTCATTTTCTATAGATTATATAGATATTCTTTTTATATAGTTATTGACGATAACTATATAAATTCCTAAACCTCTTGCTTCTCCATATTTTCTCGCTCCAACTTTTCCTTTTCCAACTTTGCTTTTTTATTTAAATAAGCGGTTCTTGCCCATTTCTTCTTTTGTTCTGGTGTTGGTTGATAATTCTTTTTACATTCCCGAACCCGCTGCTTGTGTTCTTCCTTATGTTCTTGATAATACTTTTTACTACTGGCGGGTGCAGTGTATCTTTTCAAATGAGCCTTCGTTTCTTCAAGTTCATTTTTGAGTTGTTCATTTTGTTTCTCCAACTCGGCAATATAGGAAATCATTTCTTCGTGTAACATTGTTACTATAAATGGTAACAATATTTTTATATATGTTTCACAATTTACTTTTGAACATCACCTTATTTTCTTTTAACTCATACATTTTCAAATATGCGTTCGCTTCTCGCAACTGATTTTGAAGCATATAGTTTTGTTTTTCTAATTCAACAATGCGTAATATTAATTCTGCGTTAGACATGATTATTATGAATACTATGTGTATGTTTATATACATTCATTTTAATCAAAATGATATTCTTTCATTTGCGTATTCCATACATATTCTCCTAACACCGTCAAAAAACTACCAAACAACATTAACAAGCGAAATAATAATTGGTCATTCATTTCCACTGTAGTTTTTATAAACTCACTAATTGCATGTAATTCACCCAATATGTTGCGTAATGCAGCTACTCGTCTATTTGTAGAATATAATCTATCAGACCCTTCAAAATAAGATTGCTCCATTTCCGCAATGAATTCATTTTGTAAATCTTCATCTAAACATTCGCTATAATGTACATAAAATGTCTTTTCTATCTTGGATTTTCTGTTTGGATTACAAGATGCCTGTACGCCACTAACTATTTCTATCAATCCACAACTGTTTGTTCTTGCTGAATAATAATTATCCAAAAACAAATCTACTGGAGCACTACATAATCGCATAAAGTGTATATGTCTACGTAAAAATACATCTATTCTGCGGAATGAATTACTAATATCATCATCAGGTTCAAACAAAAAATATAAAGGGTCGTTATTTACAGTATCGGTATTTTGTTGTTCTTTTTCTATTTCCATAATGTCTGCTGTTAGTTTAATAGAATGTTCATACATCATACTTAATTCACCCATGTATTCAATAAATTTGAATTTATTCATTTTATTATTACACACACTGCTTGTATAAAAACATATTCTATCCCATATTGTTACAGGGGTGATTTGTTGGTTATTCAACCATTTTGAACGGGTTTCTGAATTATAACGAATAGATGAAAACCTTTTTGACGTTCTATTAAAGAATGTCATTGTGCTATTTTGATAACTTTGTGAACGCGGATTTTCACCATAATTGAATCCACCACTAACTCTACCGTGACTAATTACAGATGTAAAAGGTTGGTCAAGTTCGTGTGTATCTTCTAAATCAAATGTTCCAAATTCGGCTTCTTGGTCTTCTTCTGAACAACTCATTTCAATATCTTTTTCATCATCATTTTCTTCAGATATTTTTGAACTCATTACTATAGTATAAACAAAAATAATAATTTCAAAGTTTACTTGGTATATTTTAATAATGGTATGGACGATTTGTGTATTTTCGTAAGAGATATTATTAATAAAATTGAAAACATACTTATTCAATAAAATGAATACAATTATAATGAACAATACAGATATGAATTATTACTTTGAATTGAATACTACACTTGATAAACAATTTCGCATTGTTGCGAATATGAATATAACAATGGAACAATTATACGAACAAATGTTACGCGAAATAGAACAACATACTATATTTACCAAAGACGATATATTGGATATATTTGTAGAGGATAATTCAGGTCAAACATTATCTATACCTAAAAGCACTCAATATATCAAAGACTTTGTTCCAATGAATCGGCAATATTTTCCTGATAACTCCGTTCCAAAAAATACATATAAATTGTATGCAATAGACCGAATGTATGGTGAGCGATTAAAATCACCCTCGGCACAAAAAGAAAGAAACCGAGAAATAAAAACAGACCCTATAGGAGGATTTATTCAAAAAATGAAAAAACGACTATCTTTATGGTAGATGCTCAAATGATAACTATCAATAGTCATATAAAAATAATCATGTATATACTTTTAATATGAAATCATCTGAATTCACTGATTTATCCAAATCCATTACAAAATCGTTGGATAACAAAACCAAGAAAAAAGAGGGCATCTTTTTTACACCTCAAACGATTATCAACGCAACGATTAACAGGATTAATGAAGAAAATATAACTATAAAAACTATATTAGAACCTTCTTGTGGTTCAGGTGAATTCTTTGATGCGTTTGATGCGAACTATCAAAACGCACAAATAACTGGGATTGAAATGAATCAAACTATATTTGATAAGATAAAAGATATGAAATTACAAAACAATAACCTTAATCTTGTTAATCAAGATTATTTGAAATGGAACTCTGGACAAAAATATGATTTGATTATTGGTAACCCGCCTTTTTTTGTGATGAAAAAATCACAAGTAGATGAAATATTTCATGAGTACATGGAAGGTCGCCCTAATATTTTCATTTTATTTATTATTCATTCTCTTCAATTCTTAGAAAAAGATGGTCTACTTGCGTTTGTCCTCCCCAAGAATTTCGTGAATTGTTTATATTATTCCTTGTTACGACATCACATTTATGAAAAATATAAAATAATTGATATTATTCATTGTGACGCAAACTTGTTTATGGAAACCGCACAAGAGACTATCATATTTATCATACAAAATGCCCCTCCACCAGACGGTCATAATGACCAATTCACGATGAATGCTTCTACTACGACTCTTTTTAATAGTATTTCTAATACACAGCGTTTAAAAGAACTTACACAAGAATCATCCACATTAACAAAAATGGGATTTGATGTGAATGTAGGCAATGTTGTATGGAATCAAGTAAAAGACCAATTGACTGGTGATAAAGAGCAAACCAGATTGATTTATAGTGGCGATATCAAAAACAACAAATTAGTATTAACTGAATACAAAGACCCAAAGAAGAAAAATTATATACGCAAAGAAGGGGACAATGGTTTGACTTTGGTATTAAACCGAGGATATGGAAAAGGTAAATATATCTTTTCTTATGGACTGATTGACATCAAAGGACCTTATTTGATAGAAAATCATTTGATTAATATTCGGTATAATAAAGATATTACCAAAAAAGAATTGATGAAAAAATATAAGTCATTGATTACATCTTTTGGTGACGATAGAACAAAAGAATTTGTGGAATTGTATTTTGGAAATAATGCCATCAATACAACAGAATTGAAAACCATTTTACCTATTTATGTATAAAATAATCATGAAGTCAATATGATTATTTTATGAATTATCTAATTTCCACCAAAGTAATTATTCACTTGTTGAGACACACGAACAAAAGTAGTACATTTTGGCATTTGTTTGATAGTAGGTGCGTTGATATATGTACAAGTGCTACGTAATCCGCCCAAATAATCTAATACAGTATTGTTCATATCACCCTTGTAAGGTATTTTCAAGACACGTCCTTCAGATGCTCTGTATGAGTTCATTTTACCAAAATGCGTTTCTTGTGCCTTGTCTGAACTCATGCCATAAAATGCTTTGTATTTCTTTCCATTATCATCTTCCATCACTTCTCCCGGGTTCTGGTCATGTCCTGCGAATTGACCACCAACCATTACAAAATCGCCTCCAGCACCGAATGCTTTTGCCATATCACCTGGGCATGTAATTCCGCCATCTGAAATAATGTGTCCACCAACTCCATGTGCCGCATCAGCACATTCCAACACAGCAGACAATTGAGGCATACCAACACCGGTCTTCAAGCGAGTTGTACAAGCACTTCCTGGACCAATACCCACTTTCACTACGTCTACGCCTCCAGACAAAATTAACTCTTCTACCATTTCACGCGTTACCACATTACCAGCAATAATAATCTTATCTGGATATTTGTCACGAACCTTCTTACAAAATTTCACCAATGAATCAATATAGCCATTTGCGATATCAATACAAATCCATTTACAATTTATTTTATCCAGAATCGCAGACAAATTTTCAAAATTAGCATTCGATGTTCCAGTAGATATCATGAAATAATTCGGGTCCATTGCTCCATGTTCTTGTTCGTGAGCAAGATAATCATCTACTTTATAAAATTTATGTAAAGCCGTGATGATTTTATGTTGCTTCAAGCATTCATATACACCAAATGTACCGGTTGTGTCCATATTTGATGAAATAATTGGGACCCCATTCCAATTACACGACGCATACTTGAACTTAAACTCACGTTCCAAAGAAACTAATGAACGACTATTAATCGTAGAACGTTTTGGACGAATCAATACATGATTGAAATCCAACTTCTCGCCTGATTCGATCTTATTCATCGCAATTCAATATAAATATTCTATTGTAACATATTTATATTGTTTATAACAATTGAAGAAATTATTTATCTCCAAAGAACAGGGTTGTAATAAGGATATGCTACCCAAGGACGATATCCCCAACCTCCCCAATATGGGAAAGCTGGATAATAACCACCATAAAATGGTCTACCATGAAAATGACGCCTACCATGAAATGGGCGTCTACCGTAATATCCGCGACGATGCATAATATACTATTACTTAATAATATTTATTCCTACAATAAAATAATTCACTTACCATTTATGGTAACAAATTATAATTAAAAAAATACATTTTATATAATATGTATTTATATTGTGTTTTTTGTATTTACAAAATTAACCCTCGCTGGAAAACAATCTACACATATTGTTTGCTTCCAAATTATGTTCAGGTGTTTTGAATAGTTGTATAATCATATTATCATCTCGGAAACGAACACTATAATCTTGTTGGATATTGTTGCGACCAATTCTTCCCAATGCTTGTAGTGTTTTTTGTTGTGTCATTTTTGTTAAGTCTTTACCAATAAATCCATGACAAAACTGATAGTTTGTTCCATAAATATAATCTGACGACGCAATGATAATAAACAAACGCTGTTCTGATGCTAATTGTTTCATTAGTTCTATGTATTTCACATCTACGTTTTCAATAAACATGCCAATACCTAACAACAATAGCACTTTCAAATTGTTATCAATATTCAAAGACATAATTTCACGAGTGTGTTCTTCATCCAATGACGCAGCAAACGCATTTTCACGAACTTCTTTATCAGGAGCCCATATTTTTTGATGAGCAACTGAATTAGGTATGTATGACGCATCCAATGAAATCAATTTGATTTCTTTGCGTAATTTATCAATTTGATTCATCCATTGTTGCGATTCATGACATAATCTTCCACTTTCACGGGCGCTGGTTGCTTCATTATCCGCATTCATTTTTGTTTCTTTGTTCGCAATTTCTCCTTCCAAATATGTAATTTTCTTGATGAGTTCATCATTCTTAGAAATATTATGTAATATACTTTGGAACATAATCGTTGGGATGTTTGATTGCTGAATATAGAAGTGTCCAATCTTCTTGACATCTTCACATAAGAATATGGTAGGTCCATCCGTCAATGTATACGCATCCGATGTTGTTAATAAAATCCCTTTGCTGTTTGGATTTACATTGGATGTTGTCTTTAGCTCACCATATGTGCTGGTTGTTCGTTTTAATGCTGAACCACCAGTATAAGTCGCATCGCTCTTTGTTTTCTTTAATCCATTTTGTGTAGCACCATCCAAATTAGATAATTGTGTGTTTTTCATATAATTGTAAATAGCTTGCCAATGTTCAGGAACACAATGAGCCAATACTTCCAAATAATACAACTTGATAGAATTCATAGTAACATCTACTATACGATGGAAATGTTCTTCAAATTCAGCACATGGTAATATGTATTCATTAGATGACACATAATCAATGAATCGTATGATTTCTTGTAAATCAAAATATCGCAACAACGTCAGATTTTCCCTACAATAATTCACACACTCAATGACATCACTGTAGTTTTCATATAACAAATGTGGCAATACCGCAAAGCCCTGTTTGTTCAAAATAGGAATGGATTTGCGACAATCATAACTTTTAATCGTGTGAATCTCAGCATCTTCAAACTTTTGTTTGAAATCCGTAAATACTGTCTTGATTTCTTGTTCATTCGGTAATGTCGCACATGATAACACTACATTTGGTATTTTATTTTCTTTCCAGTTGGTATGAATAATACTATGTAATTCGTGTTCATCATAATCCATGGTAATGGTGGGTTCATCCCAATATGTTACCAAATCTTCTACTGGATTGAACTTCATCATATAATTCATAGAGGTCAAATAGGATTGAACATCACATATCATAATCTCTACGTTTGTTCCCACACTATTATCAACTTTTCCAATACCACCAGAACGCTTATTTCTGGTATAATTCACTGCTGAGAAATAATGTAAACGAATATCATCTTCACTCTTACAACCGAACGCAAATGCTACCTTTTTTTCCACAGAAATACACGCTTTCGCAAGAGCTAATCCAATATGACGAGCTACACAAACAAATATAATACGCTTGCCCTCGGAAAGACCCACTGGTGAAATTGTTTTACCTGTACCTGTTGGAGCAGTATATAATACCAATTTTGGCGACACTTGTTCATCCGAACTGAACATTTGATACAACTGTTTTTGATGCTCAAATAAATTCAAATCTTGGTATTTCAATAGATACGAATTCCTTTCAATGAAATTGTATGCATTTTTCATAATATCATCTATATCAATATTTTTTTCGGCATATATCAAATATTGTTCAATGTTGTTTAATACGTGTTTGTTTATATGTTGAATACTATTTTCTTCTAATCTGCGAAGAGTATACAAATACAGAGCAAATTGTGGTTTATTTTTATGTAGATTTTTGAGTAATTCATGAAAGAGTTCTAATAATACAAATTCATATATATGTTGTTTATTTTCAGTAATATTTGCTTCCAAGTTGTTAATCCGAATCATGTCAGCGCTTTTCATTTTTTTTAATTGACTCCCTTGTAACCCTTTGATATTTACATTTAAATTTTTGCCATATTTTTTGATACTTTTTTCCATTGTTTCTTTGAAATATCGTTCATATAACAACAGTTCAACTTCTTCCGTTTTTTCTATTTTTGTAAAGGAAAATAAAGATGCATTTTTATTTATATGAATATCTACATTATGAAATCCATTAATCATCATTTTTAGAATTGCTTTTTCTTCCGCAGAAGAGGGAACCTCAATGGAATCCCATTCACTCTTTGACAACTTGTTTTGCTTAAGGTCCATTGTTATTTTTGAATATGATAAATTCTTACTATTTATTATTTACACTATTAACTTTCATTCAATTTTGTAATGTTAAAATGGTTTAAATATATAATGTGTATTTGTTTATTATGGATCACTCTTATTTAGATTCAATTAGCTACCATGATACCATACCGTTTGTTTATCCAATTCGCTTTGGTAAAGTTATCAAAGTATATGATGGAGATACCATCACCATTGCTGCACGGTTACCTAATACAGACGGTCCGATTTATAGATTTTCTGTCAGGTTAAATGGTATTGACACGCCAGAAATCCGCGGTAAAAGCGAAGCTGAAAAAGAATTAGCTTACTTTGTTCGCGATGCCCTTGCCGAAAAAATTATGGGGAAAATAGTAGAATTACGTAATGTTGCCAATGAAAAATATGGACGCATATTGGCTGATGTATACTTAGGTGAAGAACACATCAACGGATGGTTGGTAGATGAAAACTTCGCAGTGTATTATGATGGGGGTAAAAAACATCGTCCGGCCAGTTGGGATTAAAATCTGGATTTTGGTTTGTATTTTAAAATATCTAATAGATGTTTTGTATTTGGAAAATATTCATTTCCATAAATATCTTGTAAACATAACCACTCAAATAACCCTCCTGGATAAATATACACATGTTGAAATCCCAGAGACGTTATTTGATGATATTTCTTTTCTACACTTTTATCATTTGTATTTTCACCATATATAATTATTTTTTTACTTGAAAAATCATAATTATTCATCAAAGTATTCATTTTTTCTTCTTCGTTTTTATAATACATCGTAGTAGATATCAAATGTTCTTGGTCACCTTCTTTCAATGTATTAATCAGTAAAAAGTCATCTGGATGTTGAATCGCATATTGCACATCCTCAAAAGACACCATTTGTATTTCTTTTTTAAATATTTGACTTAACATTCATTAGATTATAAATGTTAAGCACTTGTTTCTATATTTTTTCAGAGCCCTATATTTTTGTTATTTTTACTTTTTTTTGAGAAGCGAAATATTTTACCAATTCATCATTTTTGTAGTCATCAATATAACGAATTTCTGAAACACCTGCAGCCAATAATAAACGCGTACAAATCAAACACGGATAATGTGTAATATATACTACACAATCTTTACAGGATACTCCTCGGTTTGCGCAATCACATAGCGCATTCTGTTCAGCATGTATAGTTGCTTGTTCATGATTATCCCGAATAATACTATCATGTGGACATCCCGGTAAAAATCCATTATACCCTTGACTTACTATGCGATTATCTTTTACAAATAAGCAGCCCACATTTAATCGTTTACATGGTGACCTACGTGATGTTACTTGAACTATTTCTTTGAAATATTCATTCCAATCTGGCCGGGACATTGTATTCATATGTACGCATATGTTTATATGAATTTATGTTCTATAAAATTGATTATTTTCAGCAAAACAACGATAAAAGCAGTAAAAATAATCAACATGCCCTCAACAATCGTTTCTGTATTCAGCGTTCTGTTTTCACTAATTGGTGTATATAGTATAGATGTGTATCATTTATCCACAATTGAATCTTCTACAAAAGGATATGGAACATCTGTAGAAATAAATAGTGATTCACTCATAGTTGGAACAGTAGGTAGGTATTCCAATACGGGAAATTACGCGAATATTTATCAGAAAAAAAATCAAATATGGGATTTTGAAAATAATACACAATTGGAACAAAATGGATGGTTTGGATATTCATTAGCCATGAATGATGAATATTACGCAATCAGTGCATACGCAGCGGACAATGTATTTGTATACAAAAATAATAATCTAATTCAAACAATCCAAAATACAAATTCTCATGAATTCGGAAAATCAATAGCATTAAGCGAACAATACATGATTATTGGAGCACCAAGTGGCGCAAATTCCGCATATATTTATCAATTACAAGATGATAAATATACATTAATACGTTCTATTTTAGAACATACAACAGAATCACAATTTGGTGTTTCAGTAGATATCAATGATGAATATGCGGTAATTGGGTCTAATAATAAAGCTTTTATATTTGTAAATAACAACAACGCTTGGGATAAAATATTAGAAATTGATAATTATACAAATGAAAAAAATTTTGGATATAAAGTCGCACTAAGTAATGACCATATTATTGTAAGTGCTTACGGAGCGAAAAAAGTATTTATTTTCGGTAAAACAAACAATACATGGAATAAAGAAGCCATTACTGTGATAGACCAATATACATATGAAAATGAGTTTGGGTATTCTATCTCTGTTCACAATGAAATGCTTTTGGTAAGCGCACGGGGAGCAAAAAAAGCATATTTGTTTGAAAATTTCATTCACAATATATCAAATGTGGTTATCATAAATAACTTTGATGACCAATCCGGATTTGGGCAAGACGTAGCACTAAGTGGAACACATATAGCGGTCACTTCTAGGATTTTGCGAAAGGTTTACCTCTTTGAATTGGATTATCCTGCTCCAACATCAAGTCCTTCACCATTAGCTACCTTCAGTCCTACATCCGTTCCTACCTTGAATCCTACAGCAATTCCTACCTTCAGTCCTACAGCAATTCCTACCTTGAATCCAACATCTATTCCTACCTTCAGTCCTACATATAATGATACATCTAGTCCTTCCTCCAGTCCTTCCTCTAGTCCTTCATCCAGTCCTTCATCTAGTCCTTCCTCTAGTCCTTCCTCCAGTCCTTCATCTAGTCCTTCCTCTAGTCCTTCCTCTAGTCCTTCCTCTAGTCCTTCCTCTAGTCCTTCCTCTAGTCCTTCATCATTACCTACCATGGTTCCATCACCAAAACCTACATTCAGTCCTACACATAAACCTACTTTCGCTCCTACATCTGAATCATTTGAACATAGTGAAATATCCCCGACATCTTCTCCAACAACCCAAATAAACATAATACCGCAATCAGAAAATGAAATTACAACACAATATATGACTACTATGGGTGTTTCTATTGGAGTAACATCAGTAGTATTAATAGGCATTATTTACACCATAAATAGATGTAAAAAATACAATAAAGTTCACGCGGATTATTCATTGGATAGTTCAGTCACTTTCACAAGTATATATGATATGGAAAAAGAAGGATGGATAAAGACAGTTCATCCAGTACATGTAGAATATGATTCAGATGAAGAATCACAAATTATCGCACCAATTCATGAAAATTTTAAACAAAAAATTATAGAACCCCCTGTGTAATTATTCTTCTTCCGCCTTCTCCTCATCATTAGAAGGTTGGCTTTCAATAGCATTCAAAGCTCTATCTATTTCATCTACTTTGATTTCATCTAATTCTATTACTTTATCATCATCAACGGCATTAAATTGTATTCTATCAGTTAAATAAGCAGAATAAAATACGTTTTTCTTGGTGTTCACAATATCATATGTTTCTTTCACCTTCAATGCCATAAATAGAATATTGGTCAAATATACAGTCAATGTCTTATCATCTAAATAATTGATAAACACAATGTAACCACTGATACCTGCGTTTACAATAAACGAACCCAAAGCAAGATATCCAGAATGTAAATAATATTTATCATAAGCTAAAATAGCATCGCGTTTTTCTGAAGGTAATTTGACCAATGCTTCGCCAACAGCTTCATTATCAAAAGGTAATGTTTTATCAACCTCTAAATATGTGATTAACTTATTTTCACGCTTGATTTCAACTAAATACATAATAAAAAAGCATAGTAATGAATAAGCATTCATTGCAATAGCAGTATTGTATAACTCAGGAGCAACGGATGTGTTCTCAAACATATCACAAATGTGGTCTCCGCATTTCTGGGGTACAAACATAATCAACATGGACCCCATGAGAACACGGTATAACTCAAAAATAAAGCTGGTATAAACGGATACTTTTTGCTGAAAATCTTGTTCAGACAAAGTGTTTTGAACAGCTTCGTGCAATTCTTCAACAGAACCGCGTTTTAATGCTTGGGTTTCTTCCTTATCGGACATAGTATATATTTATTATAGAATAAAATTTTGGTTATGTTATGAGTATAGTGTAAAATTGAAAATAAATATTTTGTATGTTTTAAATTTATTAACGTAATATATAGAATATTCAAAATGGCGCTTCCATTAATTATCAACATTGAGGGCAACATCGGCACGGGTAAGTCTACTATTCTTCAAAAACTACAAGATGAATTGGAGATTCATCATAAAGGTAAGGTTTTGTTTCTGAAAGAACCCGTTGATAAATGGGATTTGATAAAAGACCGCAATGATACAACCATTTTGAAACATTTCTATCAAGACTCTAATAAATATGCTTTTCCATTTCAAATTATGGCATGTTGCACACGTATTGCGAATGTGAAAAACGCCATTAAAAATACCCCTAACTGTCAAGTTGTAATTTGTGAACGTTCTATTGAAGCTGATGCGAATATTTTCGCAAAAATGCTTTATGATGATGGAGTCATGAATGAGATGGAATACAAAATTTACAATTTATTTTACAATGAACATAAAGAATTATATCAGCCCAGTGGCTACGTATATTTAGATACAAATGCGGATGTTTGTTTGGAACGAATTAAAAAGCGTTCTCGCGATGGGGAAGCGAATATTGCTTTGGAATATTTACAAAGATGTCAACAATACCACGATAACTGGTTAAAAAATAAGGACTTAACAACACCTGTATTAATTTTAGATACTAATAAAGATGTGGATTATAATAACGATGAAGGGGATGAATGGATAACAAAAATAAGTGATTTTGTTACTGAGCAGTTGAACAAACATATACAAAGTTCAAATGGGGGTTATATGGTAAAAACACCAGAAGAATTCGCAAAATCATATGATTTGCACGGTGTAGATAAGGGGTTTCCATAATCATTCCATTAAATTAATTAAATTTTACAACAATTTTCACCGTTTCTTTCTTGATACATTTACAAGCAGAAATAGATAATTCTTCTCTTTTTTTTCGTGTTTTCGTTTTATCTGTTTGATTTGATTCGCTCACGCTATTTGGAATTTTGAGTATATTATTTCGGCTATTCATATCTTGTTCTATTTCCTGATAATGTGTTTCAATATATGAAAGAACGTCAAATTCTATAGCCCATTTGAACCAATTGAGTTGACCAATAGTAGTTTCAAAATACATGTTATCACCATATGGAATCGTTATACGTTCCCATCGGCAAAATGGGTCAAATCGTTTCTTGGAATAAGCTTTCAAATTCAGTTTGTATTCATTATGAAGTTTGAACCTAACAGTTTCCTCTCTTGTACCTATCAATCGTATTATCGTATATACAACAAAATATTTCTTGGCAAAATTAGTTACAGTCCAATCACATACACGCAATGATATTTCTGAATTGCCGTTTACTATATCTATAATTTTTTTCAAATAACTACTATCCTTATAAAATTCTTTCAAACAATCTAATAATAGGTCATCTTGTGTGGTTAAAGCAGTGGTTGTTGTTCTTATTAAAGACATATTGTATGAATAGTGAAAAAATATTTATATGTGTTATTTTCAAATAAATATTTTTATACTTTTGCTGAACTGATAAAATAGTTGATGGGTTCCGATACCAAAGGACATTTGGAATATATCAAGTTATATGGTCCGTATGATACGGTATAATTCGTTTTTGTTAAATTCGCATCACAATACACGTTGATAATACTGTCTACACAGTTGTGTTTTACTGCGTTTTTTCCAATTAACCACCAATCATTCATTGTTTTCAGACGAAATGCGTCTACGGACATGTTAATTTTGGATGCCTGCATATTTGCTAAGTCGTCTTCTACTTGGTCAATGAAATTAGCATAACTATCTATTTTCCCTTTTTCATTTTGAATACCATAACTTATTTGATGCTGCATAATTCGTCCATATGGCGTAATATATCGCTTATTACATCCTTGTAACAATACAAATCCCATACTATATGCTCTCTCCGCAACGCAACTCAGATTGTATTTTTGTATTTCAGTTAGCATTTTATTGCCATGTTCAACAGAACCACCGTTTGTGTCCAAATATACAGTTACGTTCTCTTTAGAAGGCATCTTATTCAATTCATAAATAAAACGATTTGCTACCTCTTCATCAATCGTGTTTTTTACTAAAATAAAATTATTGTTTGTAAAGTAAAGAGATGGTGGACTTTCACACATAATTCCGCAATTCAGTATATGAACGCAGAAAAGTAAAAAATACACTATGTAATTCATTGTGTTAGTAATATACTACAATATTTTTTTAGAGGATTTGTTGTCTACATAAACAACATTGATTTGCCGATAAACTGTTTGATAATATAGACTTTTTATAACAATCCAAACATAGTTTGTGACCACATTTCGGAATAATATAATTTGTAGATTGAATTGTTTCATAACAAACAGGACAAGTTTCAATGTTTTCCGCTTCTTTTTCGTGTGCTTTCTGGGTTTCTTTTTGATTTATCTTCCACTCCATAAACTTCTGGTCTAATTCGTGTAATAAATTTTGTGTTTTGCAGTCTTCAATTCGTGTGCGAATGGACGTTTGGATTGTGGGAGTATTACATACATCATTTACATTTACATTATATATGATATTATATGTGTTTCGTAATGCTTGTTTTCTGGCGTTGTTCATCTTAGAATATCTTCACTGTGTATGATAAATATTCATCATATTTGTTCAATTTTTTCAATAAAATAATTGGTTACAATCCCATCCAATTTGTATTGCATCATATAATCTAATATATACTCGTCTTTGCATGTATAAGAATACACAGTAATTCCCTTTTTATGAAGCATTTCAATATTTTCGTGGTTCAACACTGTCCAATGTAAACAAACAAAATACACATTTCTGGTCAAATAATCCAATTCTTCTTTCTCATATAAGTTCTCTGTCGTAAATCCAATACGAACGGGTAAGTTTGACTCTAATAATGGTTTTATAAATAGACGATTAAAACTGCTTATATAAATACGACGTAGTTGCTTTCGTGAAAAGTTTGAACGAAGCATATTAATTAAAGGATAAATGACTTTACTATCACCTTTGATGTCTAAAAATAATTTTATAGTTGAATCCGTTTTCAATATATCAAATACACTAGTCAGTTCCACTATGTTTTTTTCATTCAGTTCTTTCAGTGTGTAATCACGAATAGCACGACTTTCCAAATAAGTATCATGAAATACCACAATTTCACCTGTTTTGCATTCTTGAATATCTAATTCAATCATTTCAAAACCAATCTTCATAGCTTCTAAAAATGATTCCATATTATTGTCCCCATATTTATCTGAATATCCTCGGTGGGCTATTTGTATCATCATTATCTGTTTTATATTGATGATACAAAATATATAGGTCTACCAATTAAATTTTATTACAGTAAAATTGTTGTATTGCATATCTTCTTTCACTGCGAGTTGCGTTAGGATGTTTAAATAAAAACATACCATATGAACTGTATTTTATATGACCACGCATACGCAACATGTTGAAATCATGAAACGAACTAGACTTTTTTACAGAATTAGTTAGTTTATATAAGTTATTTGGAAATGACGTGCTTTTGTGAATCATTCTATACATTACTATGTGATTGTTTAAGTTGTGCTAATAAATATTTATAAAATATTGGCGAATATCCTTTAAATAGATGTTTATTTTGCTCATTTACACAAATATACGTATATAATATTCTTTGATGTAACAAATACATGTCGTTCAATTGAGCCATACATAGTGAATAATCTTTTCTATATGATCCATCAAATTCCAATATGCGTACTACTATTTCGTGTGGTAAATTAAATATTATATTTGTTTTCATACCAAAAATAATAAGAGGCGGTTAGTACTAAATATAATTTTTATGAATATAATATTTATATGTTTTTATACACATTTACTTATAAGGCTTGTACTTGGCGCTTACAACCTTTCCAAGCATAACTAACTGGTTCTGGTCCATCAACGCAACACGTCCCAATCCAGGACAATCATCAAATGATTCTAAGTAAAGAGGCTGTTGAGGAACAAACTCCACCTCTGCGGATTCACCCATTTCTAAGAACGGAGGATTTTCCTGTTTCTCATTACCTGTCTTCTTGCCCATCTTCCAGAGAATCTTAGTCATCTTACAAGCAGATTTAGCGGTTCTGACGTGAACCAATGGAGCAAATCCAGGCTTTAATTGACCAGGGTGCTCTTGAACCACAATTTGAGCAACGAAACTCTCCACAGGCTCCAAAATAGGTTCCTTTTCCAGAGAAATCACATCACCCACCTTGGGCAGGTTGTTCTTTTCAAGACCCTTGATGTTCATACCGACATTGTCACCTGGCTTGGCATTTGGCCAAGTCTTGTGATGCATCTCAATACTGAACACCTTTAGACCACTGATACCACGAGGAGCAATGCGAACAACATCACCCGCATTAATTGTTCCCTGCTCTACGCGACCAGTAATCACATCACCTACACCCTTAATCTTGTAAATTCCATTAATAGGAATACGCACAGGCTTATCGGGGAAACGCTTAGGAGGACGAGCCAACTTCTCAAGAGCGTCATACAAAGTAACTCCTTCTACTGCCTCATCCTTGGACAAGTTTGCCTTCCAACCCTTATACCAAGGCATCTTCTCAGTTTTCTCTACCAAGTTTTCTCCTTGGTATCCAGAGTAAGGAATAAATGGAACCTGTTTTGGCTTGAAGCCTGCTTGTTGGAGCATCTTAGACATCTCTTCCTTAATCTCATTGAAACGCTGCTCAGACCAATCACAAGAATCCATCTTGTTTACACCCACAATAATCTTCTCAATACCGAGAAGCCCCAGGAGACGTGCGTGTTGACGGGTTTGTCCTTGGACCTCGCCAGAAGCATGGTCACCGCGAGCAATGGCGGTCTCAAAACCACCCATCTCAGCAGGCACAAGAAGAAGAGCCACATCGGCACAACCAGCACCGGTAATCATATTCTTTACATAATCTCTGTGACCAGGCGCGTCCACAATAGTATAATGATAACTGTCTGTATAAAACTCCTTGGTCGTACAATTAATGGTGACACCTCGCTCGCGCTCGGCTTTGTCTTTATCCATATAATAGGCAAAAGCAAATGAACTCTTACCTTGTTGGTCGGCCTCGGCTTGAAGCTTCTCCATCTCACGGGCAGAAATACCACCCAGCTTAAAAATCAAGTGTCCGGTAGTTGTGGACTTTCCGGCATCAACGTGCCCACATACTACCAGAGAAATATGCTTCTTACCATCATCGCTCATAACTGAAGTATATCCTATAGATAACTACTATGATTATGCAGCCAATCTTTATATATCTTTATAATATTATTTATAGACGATTTTCAAAAAGTGTGTTTTTTTAATCAGAACTTTCTAAAATTTTTTGCACTTTTGGACATTTTTAAAAATGTCCAATTTTCATTTTTCCAAGGAAAAGTTCTGAAAGTAAAGATCGAAAAAACGGTTTTGCAGTCAAATGCAGTGATTACGATTTTTT